GGAGTAAAAGGAACCGGAGATTGGATCCAGGACCTGACACAGAACTTCCTTATGTCTAACACCGAGGCCCAGAAGTATATGGGCACGATGCAGGATCTGTTTGTTCCTATGGGCATGGCCCGCCAACAAGCCGCCAACTTATCTTATGAGGTTGTTAAGCTGGCGGCGGACCTGGGCTCTTTCAATAATGTAGCAACAACTGATATAATGGAAAACATGTCCTCCGCCTTTGCCAAGCAGTATGAGGTGATGCGGAAATACGGTATCAATTTATCTGCCGCGACCGTTGAGCAGAAGGCCCTGAAGATGGGCATGGCAGCGACTAAGGGGGAACTGACCGACGCCAATAAAGTCATGGCGACCTATGCAATCATGCTGGAGAATTCTTCTGATGCTGTAGGTGATATCGATCGTACCATGGACGGCTTTGCAAATACGTTGAAGAGAGCCGGGGCTCGTTGGGGAGATTTGCAGGTGGCAATGGGCACTCAGCTCTTGCCCGCAGGAACCGAGGGCCTTGAGTATATTACTTTCTTCATCGAGGGCCTGGGCGATATCCAGATAGCAATGGCGGACCTGGGCGGTATGATCTCCTTGGAATTAAATGATATTGCTTTTGAATTCGAATCTGCAGGTGCAACCTTAGGCTTGGCCTGGGATAAGACAATTGATGGGATGAAGGGCGCCTGGGAAAGTTTCGCGGGCTTTGTTGCAGACACCAGCGACTTCATAACGGGCACCGGAGATCAATTCGGGGCCGGGTGGTCGAAAGAAGATGGTGATGCCGAGCTGGAATCTTTTATGGAGATGCAGGCCCGGATGAAAGCGGAGCATGAGAAACGCCAGGACGAGCAGCGCGAACACAACGCCATCATGCTTCAAATTGCCATGGACGAAAAGAAAAGTAAATGGGATCCGAAGTTGGACGTTGCTACCGCAGAGGACATGAGGGGCAAGCAGGCTGAGAAGTCGGCAGCAGCCCTAAAGAAGGAAGCAACGGCAGCCGCTAAGGTAGCAAAGAAGCGGACCGAGATGTTGACGGATCTAAAGGACGAAGCGAACGAACTTACAATGCAGGAGCTGGACTATAAACTCTGGGCCCTCGGGGAAGAAACAAAGGCGTATGAAAAGACGTATGCAAATGATGCCGAGATGATGGAAGCCTGGAACCAAACTATGACGGCCCGGGTAAGGGAAGTCACAGATGAAAGGGCGGAAATTATTCAGGGCCTGCATGACAAGACCGAAGCATTGACATTGAGTTCTGAAGAAGCCCAGTTGCGGTCGCTCCAGCGGGAAGACGCTGCCTTCAGAGAACAGTATGCTGGTAAGGAGGAAGTACTAACTGCATGGGGTGCTCTGTACGATGCCAAGGCCGATGAGATCGCGGGTAATACAATCTGGGAGGACCTGGGAGAGGCCTCGATGGATTGGGCTAACTCAATGTCCGGAGCCTTTGTGGATATGATGACAGGGGCTGAGATATCTTTTGAAGGGATATTGGATAGCTTCTTGGCCATGATTGCCCAGATGCTAATACAGAAGCAAGTCATCGAACCTTTGTTTGATATGATGGGCGGCCTGGGCGGTGGGATCATGGGCCTGTTTAGCGGAACTCCACAGCCCGGCGCCAAGGACTTCATAGGCCCTATGCCCCAGTTTGCCAAGGGTGGTTTGTTTAGCGGCTCTGGAATATCAGCCTACAGCAACAGCATAGTATCTTCACCTACGGCCTTCATGTTTGCCAAGGGCAGTATGGGCATCATGGGCGAGGCTGGCCGAGAAGCTATCATGCCGACTTCCGATGGCAAGAATATTGGGGCTATGCTTAACGGCAGACAGACTGATGTTCCTTTGACCCGATTACCTAATGGAGATCTGGGCGTTGATATTTTCTCCGGCAAACAAACAGACATCGCTTCCGGGTATGCAGGATTCCCAATGGAGTCCATGGCTCCCGGGAAGGAGGGGGCTGGGGGAAGAGGTATAAATCAAAATGTAAACATCTACACACCCGAAGGCTCCGAGACCCGTACCGAACCATCAGAAGATGGGGAAGGCACGAACGTTATAATTGAAATGATTGAAAATGGTATAATAGGACGCATGTCCCGAGGAGCTGGCATGGCTCCATTCTTCAACAGCAAATATAGGAAAGTGATATGAGTATTATATCTTGGCCGTCTTCCCTTCCGCAGAAGGTTCTGCTAGACAATAGCCTGCAATACCTAAGCGGGCTTGACAACCCTGAAGGAAGGAACGACAACGCCCAGAACAGGGAGCGCACCAACGCCGAGAAAGAGTTGGTGTGTTATATTAACTGCACACTGGCCCAATGGATAGTCTTTAAAACATTTTATAAAACAACTCTAAATGACGGCGGGGGTGTCTTCATTGCTGATTGGTTGGAGACATTTGAATTGGATCATCATTCTGTTCGTTTCCTGGTCCCTCCCGTAATGATGAAACAGGGCGTTGACATCTTCCGGGTTCAGTTGCATTTAGAGGTGACCACCCTAGCGGATGCTAATGGCGTTTGGGTTTTTCCATAGAGGAGTAAAGTATGGCAACATGGCCGTTATATGTTAAGGGCCCATTGGAAGAGGGTATTCAAATTACTTTGGGCTCGTCTGTCACCTCGAAAGTAATGCAGGATGAAAGGCGCATAAGAAGGCGTCAAGGATCCAATCCCCCGGACATTCTGAATTGCTCTTTTTACATTCCTATTATACAGCAGAAATATTTCAGACAGTATTATGAAAGAGATCTAAACATGGGCCTGAACTGGATGTCGCCAAGCTGGCTGATCAAGCTAGGGTATTCAGAACATAGTATTAGGTTCTTTGGCTACCCTTCAATCCAATTAGCAGAGCAGTCCGTTGTAAGGTACGGTGCCCAGTTTTTAATTCAACTGACGAGCCTAGTAAAAGCAGACACGTTCTGGCCTGAGACTTCAACCCCATAGAGGATTTTAAAATGGATCTGACAGACGCAATCAAAGAAGCATATGCAAACGCCCCGGCAGACATAACCTTCTTCAGTACTCTGATCATCAGCAATGCTTCTTTCGTTGAAGATATTATGATTGTCCAAAGCAACGCCCCACTGGTTACTAACCAAGGCACATACTCCCCGGCCATGTTTCAATTCTCACTCCCCGATGTTGAAGGGGGTGTGATAGGAGAGATGGTAGTTACGGTGAGCTTTCTTCCAGTAGAATCCCGCAGGGCTATACGAGACGGGGCAGCGGGCAGGCACCCAACCACAATTCTATTCCAGCAATATATCAATGACAGTTTGGATCCGGATGCTGTAATGCCATTTGGTCTTGAGATTGTGGGAGTTAAAGAGACGCCTACTGGGGTTGAGGCCCGGGCTGTTGTTTCCGATATTACTAAAAAGTATTTTCCTAAACGTCTTATGACTAGCACAATTTGCCCAGGGATGAGGTAGAGATATGACACCTGAAAAAATACTTTGGTACTTGCGGCAGAAATGGACCGATGAGCATGATTGTTATTATTGGTTTAAAAAGATTCAGAAGGAGGAGTTCGGAAGGGACTGCCCTGTACTTTGTATTGAGCAGTCTGTATCTACATTGTCATTGAAATATATTGTGAAGATACTTTCGAACCCGCTGGAGGTTGACCCACGCTGGCGGAGATTAGAAGAGGGGGAGGCCCCGCAAGTTGGGGACGGAGCGTTGCTGGCTATAAAGGTTCGGCCCCATCATATCGGAGTTGTTGTTGAGGCAGGGGCAAGGGTGAAAGTCCTTCATGCTTTAGATAAATCGGGAATGAGAATATCAGATCATGTTGACTTGATGGCTAACGGTTGGCAGCTGAAAGGGTATTTACGATATGCAGAAATTTGAAACAGGTAATCAAACCACACTCGGAAAAAATATTACACTGATGCTGGCAGGGCCTGAGGACAAGCTCTCCCCGAATCAGATTTTGGAACAAGAGAAATTAAATTTTCAAAGGCCCTTCTTCCTTATTGTAAACGGGGTCTGCATGTCCAGAAAGTTCTGGGACGACCTTCTACCTGAATCAGCCACATGTATGTTTGTGGAATTGCCTGCAGGTGGGGAAGGGAGTAACCCTGCGCAGATCATCGCTATGGTCGCCCTTATGGCTGCGACTTGGTGGATGGGAGGAGCGGGTGGTGTAGCCTTGGCGGGGACGATGGGCGTTACCAGTGCGGGCGGCATAGCTGCCGTGTCTTACATTTCCGCAGGTATTGTAATGATGGGAGGCATGATGCTTGTTAATGCCTTCTTTGGAGGGACAGCAGACGGCGGGGTTGGGGATGAGCAGAAAGAAAGTATGTTTGCATTTTCAAAAGGACGGAATATTCTTCGTCAGGGCGAACCCTTTCCAGAGGCCTTCGGAAGATGCCGCATTTTCCCAGACTTACTACAGGCTACATATACAAGGTATGAAGCGGGAAATAATCAGTGGGTGTATTTCTTAGGTGTGGTTGGTGTCGGTGTGTATGACATTGAAGATATTTTTATTGATGAAACACCCATTGATGATTTCGGAGAAGAGGACCATATAGAATATGCTATTCTCGGGCCGGGAAGTCCGCCAACTCTTGTTCCAAAGTTAGTTTGGGTTTCTACTACTTCAGGTCAGGATATCAGAAGGAAAAAATTGACTTTTGTTGTAGGCCCTCCAGGGATAAAGGCCGATTCTTTAGAGGTTGATTTTGTAATGCCCGGTGGGTGCTTCACAACCAACAGCACAGGCTCGCAGGTTTGGTGGGCAGTCGTAGTTACAATTGAGTACAGGCAGGTGGATGATCAAGGAGAGGCCGTTGATAGTTCTGCTGGCTGGACTAGGCAGAAGTGGTGGCAGCCTGGGAAAACTGCTCGGCCATTTAGGAAGACAAAAGTAATAGCTGTTCCTCCGGGTAGATATGAAATGAGGGTTTGGCGAGCCGTAGATGAGGCCACTGATCAGAAAACAAGTGACAAGGTTACATTGTTCTCAGTGAGGGCGGTCGGTGGACCCCATCCTGATTATGGTGATGTGACTCTGTTTGAATGCAGGGCAAGGGCCACTAATAAATTGCAAGGGCAGTTGGCCGAGAGGTTTAATATTGTGGCTACAAGAATACTACCTATAGTCACCGATACGGGAATGTCTCTGGTATGGCTGCCTACCCGGAATCCTATTAATGCCCTTGCTCATGTTCTTTTAACAGACAATGGCGGACAGTTGGAAGAAGAGTTTATAGACTTCCCAACCCTCGACGCTCTCAGAGTAATCTATGAAGCGAATGATTATACTTTTGATTTCAGATTTACCAAGCGGATTATTGTTCTGGATGCTGTATCGAAGATTGCTCGTGCAGGACGGGCCCGGGCCATAATGCCGGGAGGTCGGTTCTCTTTAGTGCGGGACGTTCTCCAAACCATGCCCACTTTAATCTTCACGGAAAGCGACTATAAAAAAGGTTCCTTGGAAATAAACCACCGATACAGAACTGAAGTGGACAGCACCGCTGTAGAGATGCAGTATGTAGATGAAGATACATGGGAGGTAAAATCCATCTTCTGTTTTGAAGATTCGGCTGGGTCCTTGGACAATCCCGCCGTCATGTTAGTGGAAGGAATAACAAAGAGGGCCCAAGCTGTGACGGAGGGTATGTACTACTATTTAAAAGATCAGTATGGGAGGTCCTCTGTTAAATTTGTAGCAGGAATGAAAGGCCATATCCCGACTGTCGGTGCTTTGATTTATCTTTCTTCACGGGCTTCGGACTGGAGCCAGACTGGCAAGATTGCCCGGCACGATGAATCGGCTTTGGAGATTTGGTTGTCTGAGCCTGTAGACTTTAAAGGGGAGGCCTCAGGGTCCTTCTATTATACAAAGAAAGACGGCACCTTGTCACTGCCCCTAGCGGTAACCCCCGCAGCAGCCTCCCATGCTGTTGAGTACTTAATATCGCCCAGCGCATTTTATACCCAGGAGGACGGAGAGACCGCTTCCTCTTTTATGTTCTCCCCGGACGGCGAGGATATCTTAAAGGTGATTGTTACTAAAATTATTCCGCAGTCCATGACAGATGTTGCTATCGAGGGTGAGGTTATGGATCCGCGGAGCTATGGAGATGTTGATGATCCTGGGGACAACGGTCTTCCATTAAACGACCCATTGGAATCTGTCGAGTTGGATTATGCCGGGATAAAGGAACCTGAGTCATCGGGAGAGGCGGAGCTGTTTCAATTTGAAGTTAATTGGATCGGGAGTGCAGAACTTTATCGGGTGGAGGTTGACAACGATGGGGGCGGTTGGGTTATTCAAGAGGATGAATTTGAGGCCCATAACATTACACTTTATACTGAAATGGAATCTGAGTCCTATCCTCTCCAAGTTCGTATCACTCCATATGGAGAGAGTAGTGCTCCAGACCTCTTGACAGGACTGGCAATAGTAGTAACTCATCAGCTTGTAGAGCCCTGCACTGACTTGGTTATTTCCACAGCCTCTGGAGTAAAGGGTATTCTTGTTGAGTGGTCCCATCCAACTCCTTCTGCTATAACAAATTTTGAGGTGGGGATTGAGGATGAGAATGGGGACACGTTGTCCTTTCCTATTGTGGATGACTCCTCACAATTATCACATCGCATATACGTTGAAGATATTCAAGAGTTAAAAGGTCTGGAGGTCACTCCTCCGTGGAATGAGGATCTGATTATTAGGGTTCAGGCGGTAAGCGCCGACGGAGAGAATTCATCAGAGCCCATTGAGGATGTAATTGATATTTCAGTCCCTTCAGCCCCACTCAGCGTGGCTGCTGTAACAAGAACCTATGACACAAATGTAAATCTCTCCTGGGGGAACTTGCCCACTTCACAACCCGATAGGTTTGTTGTGCTGTCCGGCCCTGAGGCAGGCTGGCCCACCGATCCAAACAACTGGGCCTTAGTTGAGGATGTCCCGCCCACTACAGTGTTTAATTTTAGTTGGGTTGATATGGACACGGGTGATCTGTTTGAGGATAACCAGCCCTACACTCTCGCAGTGGCCGGATATTGGAATGCGAATAAAGCGTTGGACTTTTTAATGATGTCTACTCGGGTACAAGCCTATGACCCGAACACGGTTGGGAAATTGATCACAATAGGAATGATATTTAAACAGAGGAGATATATTTCACCTGTTCCCGGCCATCAGTTTGAAGTGGTAAAAAGTTTTGGGATTGATAGCCTTGAAGAAGTGAGTGGTTCGCCTCTCTTGCTGCGGGCTTATTTTGAGACTAATTTGGATGATACGAATTACATTACCCATGTTGATGATACAATGGTAGTGCCAGACTCATTGTCATATATAGACGGCAAAGAAGTGGACCATATAGATATCCAATGCAACCCTAAATACGGTGCTTCGAATTATATGTACACTAATCTTTCAATCGTTGGGAATTAGAAGGGGACAAATGAACACACGGATTGTATATGAACGAGATGGCCAGATTGTTTCTCTTTTGCCCATGGGGAAGTTTACCCTTGAGCAAATAGTTGTCAAGAGAGTTCCTCCAGAAAAGTCGTATTGGTTTGTTACTGAGGAGGAAAGCAAAGCTGGTAACGATATTCAAGAGGGCTGGGAAATTGATTATCCAAACTTGAATGAAGGAAAGAGGATACTGACCCCCTTTAAAATAAAAGTAAATAGAACTAAGGTGCTTGCCGCTCTAGTGGGGAGGCTGAAGGGATTAATTGAAAGCAAACTCACCGCCCGTATTGAGGAACAGGGATATAAAACCAAAGAGGATTTTATATTGCGAGGCTCCGATGGTGAGAAAGCCAAGGTAAAAGAGTTAAGAAATAAATGGCGGGCCACTGCCATTCAAATGTATCAGGATTACAAGGATGGTGTGATTACTAAACTGGATATTCAAACTTGGTACAATGATTTGATTGATACCGAATAACTTGAACTGAGAGGGAGGTTGAGATGGCTGGATGCACTGATGTAGAATGCAAAAAGAAATTGGCTGGGCATCATCTAACTCTGTACGGGGAAGACGGTCTTGGAGGCCTGGCCCATAAGTTCGGTCGTATGATAGACAAAGCCTGTTTAAATAAATATATTCGCAAACCTTCTATAGTCTTGTCCGTTTTCCTTTTAGCGTTTCTAATAAGCGTGGGAGGAACAATGATCAAAGTTTGGGCTTTCACTGAGGCTGGAGAGGGAGACCATGAGAAAGTGATCCAGCACCAAGAAAGAATAGCCTTGATGGAGCAGGCAATCGGAAATATACAATCAGATATCTCTGCAATTAATACTTCACAACTCCACCAACAAACAACTTTAGGCCTAGCTCTTACAGAGATAAAGAAGGATAGGCAACTGGCAGTTGAAGATATAAAAGAAATGATTATTCTAATGCACAAACCATAAGGAGGCCCTGATGAAAAAAACACACATCATAATCCACCACACCGCAAGCAGGGACGATCCTATAGCCAAGGACTGGGAGGGCCTTAGAGCCTATCATCTGGCAAAGGGCTGGAGGGATATAGGTTACAACTGGGGAGGAGAGATGGTTGACCATCTGGCTGTGATACGGGAGGGCCGGAGCCTTGACATTCAAGGGGCGCATTGCCGAAACCATAATATGAATCGGATAGGGATAGGCTTTGCAGTCATTGGGAATTTTGAACTGGCCCCGCCTCCTCCTGCCTTGATAGACATGGTCGCCGACAAATGTGTTTTCCTATGCAGGGAATACGGCATACCTGCATGGCATATTGATCCGCATAGTAAGTACAGCAACACCCTCTGCCCCGGGCGGTTGTTTCCAATGAATTACCTGAGGGAGTTAGTAAGAGCCAGGCTTAATTCTTATCCAAAGGAGGTAGTATGAATAGAGGCGTTCCTTATAAAGATATTAGGGCCCAGGTAAAAGTGGGTGATGTGTTTACCTGTGATAGTCGAAAGTGCTCCACGGTAGGCTGGCTCATTGGTTTCTTCAGCGGAGACAGAACCCATGCTTCCATTGTTGGGGAGGCGACTGATGATAACGATGAGGGCCGGGTAGAGGTTGCAGAGTCTGTCGGGAATAAAAGTGTGGATGAGAACTACCTTAGTGAAGCCTATGCTGAGGCCCATGGAGATATCTACTGGCACCCCCTGAACTGCTCCTCGGAACAACAGGCCGGAGTAAAGAAAGAAATCAAACGCCAGCGGATGAAGAAGAAGAAATATGATTTTATGGCCCTGCTCCTCGCCATAACAGGTTATATATCTTTAGACGCTGCCAAGTTTATTTGTTCTGAATTTGTTTGGTGGGTTTTGGTATGGGTGAATAAGTTCGAGCATCATACACGTAAGGGAAAGAAGATTGCTCCTTCTCCAACCCTCCTTGAAAAATGGATTGGAGTGAAAGGCATCTTGGTTGATATGACAAAAAGATAATTCAGTGCCGGGACACACCCTCTTGTCTTAGGTACTCACGCCCCGGGAGTTTGGGTCAACTCGCCGGGGCGTTTTCTTTTTACCTGTTAGCCCTCCGGGCGAGGCGGGAGATTCTATTCAGCCGATCTCTTTTCTCCCTGTAGGCGGTCATGTTCTGGTGGGAGTGATTGGCCATTGTCTTTCCTCTAGACGGGCCGGGTGCCACCAGTCTTCCTCCAAGCGCAGCAAGCGCAGCCCAAAACCCTATTCCTTTTCTTCCGTTACTGATTTCGATTTGGGGCATACTTTTGTGCATCACTTCTTCCTTTTAAATTTGGGTGTGGTTAAGCATCCGTTGAATAAAGTTCTTACGACTCCACAGCCTTCACACTTATTATCAAGCTCAGTGAACATATGAGCCACCACATACCCATTAAGCCTTTGAGTCCCGGCCCCGCAAGGGCAGACCCACCCATCTAAAATGTCAAGGAAGATGGTACTGCCGTGGCTAGCTAACTTGATCGCCATGCTCATACCTTTTAAAAAGTTTTTCGAGGTCTGACTTTCCCTGCTCCACATCTACAAGCATCCACTCACTATCTCCCTGCTCCCAAATATATCGGGACAACCCACAATCCAAACAAAGTTCTACCGCTCCACCATCGGGCCAGTCAATATTTTTTATTCGGGTGTGAAGGCAATGCTTCTCCTTACACTCATCCGTCCGCAAATGTTTTACGATGGGCCCATTGGCGACCTGTCTCCTCCCCTTGCAACTGGCGTAAGGGGCCGGGCAGCAAGGACAGCAATGCCGGTCACTCGCAGTTTTTATTTCGGGCAGGGTCACCATATTCATTTTGTTTCTTTTTAAAAAATCTTCAATGGGCTCATCTATTATAAGATGCTGGTGGGGCTGGGGGTTTGTGCTTTCTAAATCAAAAAGAGTTTGATACAAGGGTTTTAATTCTTGCTCATGCCTCACCCTTACTGTATGGATCTGTTTGAGGATTTCTTTTTTTAAATCTTCTCTGTCTCCCATCATGTTCCCCCTTCAATTTCAATTATGTTTCCCATTTTAAGTTCATTGATATGAGTAACCATTATAATGTGAATGCCCAGCTCGTCTGCTGTTCTTTGAAGCAGCCCAGGAATACGATCCAGATACCCCTCCGCCTTTGAAACATTCTTAAAGGGCTCGTCAAGGATTAGAAGGGGCCTGGCTTTAGGACGGGACAGAACCAAGCAAGCCACTCTCAAGGCAAAGGCTGCCACATCAATCTGCCCTCCCCCGGCAGAGGCCAAGGGATCCATTTCTAAATCACCTTTCTTTATTATCAGTTCAGCTTCAGTCCTGCCCCTCTTCTTTTCAAACCCGAGTCGGAATGAATAGCAGGGTTCAAAGACAGACTGGAGGGCCTGCGTAACAACTCCATCTATCTGTCGATGAACTTTCGTCTGCACCTGCTGGGCCACTTCCTGGACAAGGGCTCGGGCTTTCTCACCAGCTCTGAGTTTTCTTTGCTCCAGCTTCAACTCCTTACCCTCTCTGGCATACTGGGTTCGGGCGTGGTCGTAGTCGGCAAGCTCAACATTCAATCTCCTTCTATAGAAATCAGTCGTCGCCATTATCTCCTACTTCCCTTCTTTTAAATTCGCTGTTGAGTGGGACAAAGACGGAAGTGGGCCGGGCTGTTATAGTCACTGTTCCGTTTGGATAACCACCCACCTCCTCTCTGATATATGTTATCAAGGTGTAGATCCACCCACCCGGCACCCGCATGATAGAACCCCCATTGTCATCATCGCTGTCCACTTTTTCATTAAGCTTTAAATCATAAATATTTTTCATTCTTCTTCAGCCTCCTCTCGCTTGTCCCAAGCCTCTTCAAATTTGGTCATGGCCGTATTGAATTTGTTTCCCGCCTTAGTAGCCCCGTCCGTTAGCTTTACAAGCAGGGCCTGGGCTTCTTTAAGGGTTGGGACTTTGAATTTCTTTTGGAGGGTTTTCATCGACTCCTCCAACCGCCCCTTGCCTTTGTCCACTTCCGTCTTTAATGTGGACACTTTCTTTTTCATTCGTTCTAAGTCTTGGAGATCAGCCATTACAATTTTCCTTTCTCTATTGCTTCAATAACGATTGCCCTTACGGCGGCGCTTGTGTCTGCTTTGTCCATGGCCTCTTCTAGGGCCTGTACGAAATCAAAGTTAGAAGATTTTAAACTTTGAATGTCAGTCATCAAATCATCCAGGTCAGAAGACTTTAAGA